CAGTAATTGATACAGAACTAAAAGTACCTACTGGATCTCCTACTGTAATTGTTCCTTCAATTGTACGTGTAGAATTTCCGTAAAGGATAATATCAGGACAGGTCAAAGGTATTGTCCAGCGTAATCTTCCAGTACTTTTCCCTAGGGCGTCTTCTGATGAACTACCGTCTGAGTGTACTAGGCCGCTAAAAAAAGGAGTTCCGTTTGCCTGGAAAAGATAAAACCCCTGTGTATCAAGATCTAACTCAAATATATATGTTCTATCTCTATATAATGTTAGATCAGGTGTAGCCCCAGTTATTCCGCTGAAAACAAAGCCACCACCGCCAAAGGATTCAGTAATTGTATAATCAGCAGGTGTTTCTAGTCCGGTTTGACCTTCAGTTTGAGATAGGGTTTTTACTATAACGTTGCCCGCTGAGTCTACAAAGAACCCCGGGCTTTCAAAGCCGAACTTAGATCTAAAGGGTGCGTTAATTACTGTCATCTTATCCTCCAACTAATGTATTTATTTGAATTTGATTTCAAACAATTAGAGGATTTTGATTCTGAAAATACTGTACAGTATATATTACTTTTGCGCCGTCTGTTGGAGTGCTGTCTTCTGCGGCTGGATTTAGTATAACATTAACATAGCTGTCATTAACTTCTGCTGTTATTTCTACTAAATTTCTTCCTAGATTGCTGCGAGCATATACTATAACACTTGCAATATCTAGGCCAGCTGTTATTAGACATTTTACAAGTTCTTTATCATTATTGTCTAGATCTACACTGATAGTGTATTCTGCACTGCTAAATTCGCCCACATGCCATCTATCCAGCAGTGTATCAGTGTAGATCTGTTTCCAGGGCCCGTTATGAGATACTGCTCCGTTATTTTTAAACAGAATGCTATCTTTTCTACCCTGGCTAAAAAACTTTAAAATATTAAACATTGTGTTTTCCTATACACAATATTTATGTATTTTTTATAGTCAGTAAAACCTTATATTCGGGTAGATATAGATATTCAATATCGCTTTGTTGAAGTGTCCATAGAGCGTCTTCTAGCGTTTCAACTAGTGGCTCGCCACCTAAGTTAAAGCTAGTATTAAAAACTATTGGCACGCCTGACTGCTTTTTAAACTCAGCAATTATTTCATAATAAAGAGGATTTTGTTCCTTGTTAACCGTCTGTATTCTGCAAGTTCCGTCAACGTGTATTATTGAAGGAATCTTCTGTTCTATGCCCGGCTTACAGTTTACAGCATACATCATTGTAGGACTGCTGGACATACCCCTTAAGTCAAACCAATCATGTGCATCTTCTTCTAGAATACTGCCAGCAAAGGGTCTAAAATATTCTCTGCGTTTTACTAGATTAACAAAATCTTTACCGTCTTCAAATGTAGGATCAAATATTAAACTTCTATTTCCTAGTGCTCTAGGACCATTTTCTGATCTACCCTGAAATAGTGCTACAATATTCTTTGATCGAATAAGATCTACCAGCGTTGAGTGTGTGGCTTCTGATACTGTTGCACCGTACTTGTCTGCTAGAGTTGTTATCTGTTCGCTAGTATATTCATACTTAGGTCCTAGATACAGTGTATCGGATCTAGTAGGAGTTCCTTCAAAACCAAATTTAGACTTATGAATCATTAGTGCTGCACCCATAGCTGTTCCGGCATCGTTGCTAACAGGCTCTACATAGAAATTAATACCTAATTCATTGAGCTTGGTAAGATAATAATAGTTTGCTACACAATTTAAACCATAGCCGCCGCTCAACACTACATTTTTATTTCCTGTAATCTTTACAGCTTCGACAATAAGATTAAGAACCTGTTCTTGTGTTTCAGTTTGACAAGCATAGGCTAAATCTCTTCTATTTTGTAACTTAGTGATATCAGAAGCATTACTATCTTCAAGTTCGTCATACATTGAATGATTTACCTGGGCACCGTTAGGATATGTTGGAATAATTATATTCCTATTTGACTGTGGTACCTTACCTGAGTTATCAAAGAGTTTAGGTATTTTATTATTAGGCTTACCGTAGGGGAATAGTCCCATGGTTTTGCCAGCTTCAATACTGCTAAATCCGCAGTACTGTGTTACAGCTTCATAAACTTTTACTATGCCAGCTTTTTCTGTTACAACTGCTGTGTACTTGTTAGGATTCCCGTTCTGATCAACTTCATTATAAAATTCAGCAGAGAAATCATTAAAGATTGCTTCTGATATTGGACCTCTAGATCCAATGTGCTTGTACTTTGTAGTAAAGTTTGCAGGATAAGAACAGTCAAATACAGTTTCTGTTTCCCAAGCAGTAAACTCTTCTCTACCTAGACCAATCTGTAAGAATGTTCCTGCACCATCAACAATTACAGCAGTAGCAGTTTCAAAACCACTGCGATAAAACGCACACGCTGCATGTAACTTATGATGCATATGGCTGAGGTCAATAACCTGTGGATGTTGGTAGATATTAGCCTTGCGATCTATTAATCCTAGCTTTCTAGCCATAGCTGTATATACATCATCGCCTGTAAAATCAGTTTTACCAGCAGTATCGTTTAGACTCTGCGTATGTGCAACAACCAAATAGTCTAGTCGATCTGTATATTCTAATATTTTAACCATCGAAGCAAATGGGCCGCCATCATATTTGTGACGACTTAGACGTTCTTCTTCGATGCTAAAAACAATTTCACCGTTTTTTAAAAGGCATACACCCGAATTATGACCTCTAGCTATGCCTGCAATCCAAATATCTTTACTCATGTTCTATTCCTTAAAATGTTACAAAACCTTTGATCATGTTAGGCCATGCTGGCAAATCAAATTTTTCTCTAAATAATAATTTTTCAAAACTCTTCTTTTCATTATTAATATTCTTAGCTTGCAGAATATCAGATTGATCAGAAATCTGTTTATATCTTTCGAGCTGCGGATCAATTCCTAATTTTGGTATTAAGAATTTAACTAACCATTCTAAATGTGATGAAGGTTTGGGATGATGATCAATAAAAGGCTCTCCCAATTCATCCTTAAAAACATAGAAAGGATCTTTAATATTTTGTATTATCCACGAACCCACGGGTTGCACCCAATGATCTGCATGCTCTGTCCATATAGGATCATTATATATTTTTAAACTAGGTGTAACACGATATGCAAAATATTTTTCTTTTTGTTTTGCGAATCTATCTTTTATTCTAGTGAACAATGATTGTTCACCATAGGTACTGGTAATATCAATATCAGATCCTAATTCTCTTAAATCGCCAATGCTGGTCATATACCATTTTGCACCTGTTGATTTAAGTAGATGCTGTGCTAACATTATATGATGCAGGGTGTGCATAAAGAATGCTTCTTCATCAAAGAATGTTTCCAGCCATTTTCTGTCATAGATTGACTCGTTTAAATAGTTGAATACACTTCCTGCTGTTTTCCATCCAGGAACTCTTTCAGTTAGCGTTCCAGATTGATGAAAGAAATCGTTTCTTAAATGTGTTGACCACTGTATAATGATCGTATCATCTTTGTTAAATTTGTGCTTAACATGACATTCCGCTAGACGTTCACAGATTGCTCTGTTACCAAGGCCAGCCATACCCCAGTTTTCAAAATGATCGTACTCGCAGCTTAATAGGTCTGCCCACGATGGCCAAGAATAGGCAGTATAGCTGCATCCAAATACAAAGAGACGCTTCATTGATTACTTTTTCTTACCTAGTACGTGCTTAACGATCCCGTCTTCAACCGTTTGACAGATAACTTCTTCAATTTTATCATTCATTACCATCATACCTTCATTGGTTCTATCGGCTACTTCGTCAACGGTAATTCTTATAGGGCTATAGCGTCTACGATCTTCTCCCATATCTAGGATATCAAATTTATCATAGCTAGGATAGGAAACGTTTTCTTTAAATGTGCTGCCCACAACAACTGTTCCTGGTTTTTGTAGCGTGTAAGCAATATGTTGTCCTACACTGTCACAGCCTAAGAAATAATCAGCTTCGTTGATAATACCTGCCCAATGACGTATTGAAGCATTTTGAGGAGCAGCTACTGGTGCTGAACACCCGTGTTTAGAAAAGTCAATTCCAAACTCTCCCATGAACACTATAGCATATTTCTTTTGTAATCTTTTTACTATATTAATTACGCTATCACCTTCAAAGCTGCGGCCTGACGGATCTGTTATCATATTGTCTTGTACAATAACACCTCTACCAAACGGTTGGAAAACAATTACTTGATCTTTTCCGGTCTTTGCTTTTACTTCTTTGATGATATTTTTTCCTGTTAGTAATTCATCAACAGATAATTTTAAGTTAGGCCGTGGAAGGTCTCTAACGCCTTTGTTGTTTATTGCAATATCAAAGGCTTGTGAAAGATTACACTTTTGATTAAAATATTCCCAAACTCTGTAGGGCTCAGGTGACACAATATCCATATGAATTAATTTGTCTTCAAACAGATTCTTGTGCCAATTATCGTATGTTCTAGGATATAGTGTAGGATGACCTTTGAAAAAATCAGTTCCACCTTCACAAATAATTAAAAAGTCTTTATCACCGGATTCTTCTTGATATTTTTCTAGTGCAGGTATTGAACAAATAACTCGTCCTGCGCCGCCGTTGATAAAAAAAGCCTTTGACCGCATGCTGTCTCCTATATAACAAGTAGTATTATATCTACTTATTAGACAGCTGTCAAAGGCTTTTTAAATGTGAGTTATTTTTAAAATGGAGCTACTGGCATCCAAACTTTATATGCTGCAACGCCTGCCCAAGTTGTTTCTAAATTTTCAAGAGCTGATTTATATTCTTCTAACTGTGCAATCATGTTAGGAGGTAAATCGTCTACTTTTCTTAGTTTTAAAGTAACTCTTTCAAGATCAACGTCACGACGCTGTAATAAATCTGGCCATTCAACCCAAGTCTTCTTGAACGGAAGTACCCATTTCTGTGAAGCAAAATCATAATACATATCATTAATTTCGTATGTATGATCTGGCATAGGATCTCTAGGACGAGAGTATGTTTCTCCGTTTGGAAGTACTTCGCTATATTGTGGTAAAGAATTGCCGTCGACATATTCACTAGCACCGATTAAGGTAGCTAGTAAAGGTTCAACATTAGCATTAACATGATATTTGATGCAATCATCAGGTGTTGGTATAATGTCACCATTCATTTCTTTTGTAAAGAAATTATAGCAGCGAGGCTTACCTGAATCTTTTAGTATGAACATCCAGAATTCATCAGGACCTACATAGGTCCACTGCGCAGACTTGTTAAGTTCTGCTGTCTGCGCAAGATAATCATCAGCTAGCGTATATGAAAAAACTCTTCTAATTGTTGCCATTCTATTAACCCCAAGTTACCGATACAGCGCCAGCAGCACCCCAATAGCCGCAAAGACAGACACCGCTGTAAACCTGTGCAGCGAATCCGCCGCCACCTGGCCATACTGGTGCGCAAAATTGTGTACAACCTACACCTGCGATGTTGCATCCGCCTGGACCAAATATAGGTCCACTTACTGTTGCTGTGCCTACAGGAGCATGTTGTTGACCGTGATTCCAGCAGTACATAGTAATTCTTGATGCACCACACTGACCATAGATACAGATATCTCCACCGAATGCACCGCATTGATAGAAACACTGTGCGCACTGATAGCAGTTACCGTTCCATGCGTTGCAGTTTGTACAACCGTTTCTACCACCTTTAGCACAGAAGTTACTTAGGTTATTTCCTGTTACATAGCTGTCGTATCCCATACAGCCGTTGTTGGTGTTTGACTGTACTGAAGATCCGCCTGCACAAATTGTATAAACACAGCCTGGAACTACTTGTGCGCCAGACAGTACCTTAACTGCATACGCACCGTTTCCTCCTGGGAATCCTTGCATACAGCAGCAGGCGCCACCGCCACCGCCACCGCCGCCCCACATTTCAAATTTAATATAGCTTGCACCTGCTGGTACAGTCCATGCACAGCAGCAGCCTCCGTTATTTGCAGATTGTGTAGGGTTACCTACAACAAATTCTCTTAACGTAATTGTTGTAACACTACCAGCGTTTGTATAAAGTAAATCTTTTAAATTTGCCATGACTGTTCCTTATCTATATGATATAATTACTAGGCCACCGGCACCGTGATTGCCCCAGCAGCATCCGCCGCCATGAGCTTGAGCTCCTCCTCCTCCACCTCCGGGGAATGAAGCGAAACCGCCAATGCTTTGACAACCGCTACCTGCGATACAGTAATCCCAACTTGTTCTAACACCAGTACCTATATAAGGTCCGTTTGGAACATACTGCCAGTGCTGGTATCCGCAGGTGCCTGAGCTTTGTGATGCGCCTGATATAGCTGGAAGACCAAAATCTGCTCCGCAGAAACTACCACTTCTGCAGGTAAGTGTATTTTGACATACGCAAGCACATCCGCTAGATGTCATAAAGCATTGGCTGAAACTTGTTGGGCCTCCTGCTGCACAAACAGCTACAGTACTACCACCTGTACCACCAGATACGAATGAAGGACTTCCTTCTGTACCGCAACAGGTTGGCATACAGGCTGTTGATCCTGCTGCACATACAGTATACGTATTACCTGCTGTTGCTGCTACTGTTTTTCTAGCGTATGCGCCAGCACCACCTGACTGTACCGGTTGTTGGCAGCAGCAAGCTCCGGGGCCTGCGCTTCCGCCGCCCCATAATTCAAATCTAATCCAGCTAGTTCCGGTAGGAACAGTAAACAAACAACAGGATCCTCCGTTACTAACTGAGTCTATGTTAGTATTATAAACATAGATTGTGGTAAAATTTCCGGCGGCAGCTCCTGTTAAGAAATTAGCTACCGGAAACAGTTGGGTTAATGATGCCATTTATCTTGCTCCGTTAGGTAATTCAGGGAAAGGAACCTTCCATGGATCTATGCCATCAAATGTAGCTGGTAGATCTCTTAGTTTCTGTCTATATTCTTGTAGTTCTGCTTTATCTGCATCAGACAATAATTTTGTAGCAAGAACTTCATCAGTGTGACCTAATAGTCCTACTCTAGCAGCTCTTAACTCATCCCAAGTCATGTGTGGTTTCTTCCATGGAAATGGTTTCTTCCATGCTTTAGCTACTAGATCGTATTCGCATTCCATTAATTCATAAGTATGATCTGGAGGTGTTGGGTCAGGTCTAGCATAAGTGCTGCCGTCAGGTAGATTTTCTACCTTTTGCGGAAGAGTGCTGTAATCATTGTCTCCTAGCCAAACAATGCTGAGTAGCTCAGGATCATTTTCTGCTGTTAAACAGACCTTTGTCATTCCCACAGGAGTTGGTAAATCTGCACCGTCATCTCTTTCAGTGTAGTGTAATCCGCTTGTTAGTTTGCCGGTTTCATTATCGACAAATACCCATACCTTGTCCGGACCATTATATGTAAAAGTACCAGTTTTATTTTGTGCGCTGGTTTGATACAGATAGTCGTCTGGTATAGGATAGCTAAAAGTTTTTGATATAATATTGTTTGTCTTTCGTTCCATGTTTAAATACCTTTTTAACCGTAAAATGTTAGAATAACTAGGCCGCCTGCGCCCCATCCGCCCCAGCAGCAGCCACCGCCGCAAGATCCGCTACCGTTGCCGCCACCTGCTGGCCAGCTGTTGTCTAGTTTACAGCAGCCTACTTTTGTGAATTCGTAAGCACAGTGTGATCCGCCAATTCTATGATTATTGTTTAGCTTCGGCGCTCCGTTTAGTCCTTCCCACATATCGCTAAAACAGAAGTTATGTGTTACGCTTTGACCTTGGAAACTACATTGCGAAATATCAGCACACACTGGTGAACTCTGTACTAGGTCTGCTCTTTGACTTGGTACGCATACACCTGTACAGTTCCAACCTTTATAAAAACAAAGAGCACATCCGCCAACACCGCCTGCTGCACAAGCTAAAATTGTTCCGCTTCTTGAAACAAAACTTGGGAAACCGTCAGGTCCTTTACAGTTTGGACCGCAACAGGTTGAACCAGCTGCGCATACTGTTAGAACATCACCTGCGGTAACTGCAAATCGTTTAACTCCGTACTGGCCACCGGTAGAATTTGTATAGACCCATTGGCAACAACATGCACCACTGCCGCCTCCTCCACCGCCCCATATTTCTACGTGGGCATAGGTAATACCGCTAGGTACAACATAACAGCAACAAGCGCCACCATTAGTTTCGGTTGTCTGGTTAGTATTGTACACAAATAGGTTTCTAATTTCTAATGTAGAAGTTAAACCTAAAAACTGTTTTAGTGTTGCCATGCCCGTGTCCTATTATCTAATGATTAACCAGCCGTAGGTAGCCCCAGTCCATACTAATGTAAGAGAAGTATTATTAATATTTAAAATTAAATCTTCTGCGAGATTTTGAATTTTATTACCGTTGCGACCTATTGTAACGTTACTGCTTCCAAAAACACCTGTAGCATCGATAACTTGTATAGTATCGTTTTCTAAAGGAGAAGCAGGTAGTGTAATAGTGAAGCCGCCGCCGGTGCAAATAATACGATCATTAGCTGCTGCGGTAATACCTGTACCAGTTGTACGCACGGTTGCTAGCGCAGTTCCTGATGTTGATATGTATCTTGCCATTGTTAAATTCCTTTGTTAATGTATTTATGCAGATGTCTCTATTCCAAAAGCAACAGCATTAACGTTAGCAGTTGATGAATAAACCACCAACACTTTACCGGCCTGCATAACTATACCGGTTCTTTCTAATACCTGCTTTGGGTCTAGTGTAGTGTCATATTCTAAATAATCAGCAGCAGCTGGTGTACTTGAATCAGATACTGCTAATCTAATAGCAACACCGTTGTTGCTTCTATTTAAAATTGACACAGATACTACTGCAAATGTACTCGCTGGAACAGTATAAACTGCTGTATTTGTTGCAGCGGATAAATTTGAGCGTCCTAAAATTCCTGATGCCATTATGTGTTCTCCATTATTGTAATAAGAAATAATTCATCGCAAGCGGATGGCCGTCTATACCTGCTACGAAATTAACTTTTTGTAACGTATTTATTTGTGCTCCGCTAGTTGTGGTAATCTCATTGGTTGAAATCTGCACAAGACCAGCAGTGATACTGTTTACGTTTAGTTCGCCAGCGCCGCCACCAATTTGGCTAGCAATGTATGTTTTAATAGCTTTCTGTGTAGGTACAATATTATCGCTGTTAGCAGTAAATGTACCGTCAGTGCTAAATTCAGTAATGACAGCACTAGTTCCGCCAAGTGTAACAGCACCTAGCTGTAGTTCCTGTAGACCGGAAATATTAAAGGCATCTGCATTAAGTGTAGCAATACCTGTTGATTGTTCGATACTGAATAGTGATCCAACCCTGAAGTTACCGTCCTGGTCGGTGGATGTGTAGAATACTCGTCCGCCGCCAAAATCGTTGGTTTCCTTTGTGGGATCTGGATTTATTAATGGTATGCCTGGGTAGTTTGTATTTGCAAAATTGCCTGTGCCGATGTCCAAGAAGTCATGACCTGTTAGACGTACCTGACTATAGCGTATTCTCATTTCAGTGCCTTCGAGATGTTCTGGGGCATCTGTAATAGATAGATCAGGACTGATCTGTAGTCGTCCTGAATATGACCCGGCGCTGCCCAGCAACCCTGTAATGCTTACTAGCTTGTAGTATTGTCCAGGTAGACCTGAGAATGTTACGTTAGAACCAGCCTGAGGAATATCAGTTAAATTCTTAACCTGTACATATTGTCCTGGTTGATACATATCAGCATAACCGTCACCTGATACTGTAGCTGCTGCTGTTACGAATCCTGTACCTCTATTTGTCCAAGTAGGTTGAGCAAGAACACCGTTACCAATTCTAACCGTAAATGGTGCTTCTACAGTATTATTAGGATCAACAATAGTCATTGTTGGAGCTGTTACATATCCGCTACCTGGATCCCAGACTCTTATCTGAACAATTTTACCAGCTTCTACCTTAGCTCTAGCTTTAGTTGTATTGGTATAAAGTCCCGATGGTGGGGCACTAAATGTTAATCTTGGTTCAATAATGTACTGTGTTGTATCATCTAATGTGGCTTGAATTGAAGATCCGATTACGTGATCCCAGCCTGCTGTTCCGTCGCTGCACTTATAGATCTGAGCAACTTTAGTTCCAGAATTATAAGAATTAATATAACCGTATTGGCCAGCGCCTTTACCTGCTATAATGAATATAGCCATGCCTGTATAAGCAGCACTGAGAGCATTGTCTGTATTGCTTAATGTAATGGAAGTAGTGTTTCCGCCAATAGCAACGTTCTGTGCTGTAACATATCCGTCACCACCGTAATTATTTGCAGGGTCTAGAAGTCTAATTTCATAAACTCCGCCATTCTTTACAGTATTTGACGCTATAACGTTACCGTAGCCTTCGCCTGTTATTGTGATAGTGGTTCCACCAGCAGTGTATGCAGTTCCTGCATTTAGATATTCTAATGTAAGAATCTGACTGCCCGTAGTTAGAACGTTTGCTACTACAGCCTCAAATGTTCTATTATCAACTACACCATTAATAGGAATTTCTGTTGCGTCAACACCTTCTGCAACGCAACCGTAAGCACCGTATGATGAGTTACCGTTGGTAGCACGTATCTTACCGCCGTTTTCTGCTAGGTAACCAATGTGACCGTAGTATGAGAATACAGAAACAAGTTCTGCTCTACCAAGGTTAGTAATCCAGCAACCAATACCGTCACTTAATACCTGTGTAAAGTCGTTAGCAACAATCGAATCGTTGCCGCCTGCATGTAAATCACCATCAACTTTTAGACCAACACAACCGGTACCAAATGTAGTTACGTTTTGAACATACGGAGATTTGTTAGTAATCCAAGCAGCCGTATGACCTGTACCCCAACCTGGGTCAAGACTTACATAAGCACCTGCGCTTGGACGACGAGTACCGTATGCATTTGGTGATCCTAGTGTTCCGCTTAATCCTGCTACTGTGCAGTTTCTTAGACCTGTCCCATTTCTCATGTAGAACATGTCTTCATCAGTACTGCCCATTACAGCATTAACATAATAGCGAGCTGCTAGTAATGACTTATAGTTTCCTGTATAGATTAAATCTTCTTTTAGTGCATCGATATATCTATCAATGTCTCTTGCACAAGCATCAACATCATAGGTGTATGCAGGATATGTAAATGTAATATAAGCTGCTAATTCAGCTTTTAAGAATGCTCTGTTAGCTTCAAGCGTTTCTACTGCATAGGTGTAGTCAGTTGAAGTTTGAGGAGTGTTAGATCCTCTAAATCTTGGTACTGTTGAGTCTCCAGACGCACCGTTTACGCCCCAATTGATATAATCAATTATTTCTCTTACTAGTCCAGATGCAGCAGTTCCCGCGGCGGCAGCACCTGCCGGTCTGCTTGTTACCTGTGTTAAAGCATTACCAGTTGTTTTTACAATAGCAATATTTCTAATAACATTAGAAATAATTGACTCTAATCTTGTCATTGCAGCTAATGTCTTAGGAGTGTCAGCACTGCTGACTAAACTGCCAGCTGCTTCAATTCTTGTTGAACGTAACTCGTCGCCTACAATAGCGCAGTTAGCAGGAACAATAATAGGTAATACTTCAGAGAATGTACCAGTCTTAACAAATATTGTATCGTTTGGGATTCTTTCTGCAGGAAGACCTGAAGTATTTTGAGCTGCAACAGCACTTGTAATTATTCCAATTAAATCTGCAATTAATTGTTGAGCATCTGATTCTTCAGTTAGTGTTAGATCGGTTACTCTTGTAACAACAGCTTGATAGGTTGTAGCCGGAGCAAGATTAGATATTACAGCGTCAATAACAACAATCATTCGATTCATTGCTGCTACGTTTTGCTGATATTCGTCCTGAAGAGCTGGTAATAATGCTGTTCCTGCTGTATTAAAATATGTTAAGGCAGCATCTCTAGTTCTCTTATTACCACCATGAGATATGTCCCACATCACAGCATCTAGTATCTGACCCATGTCTCTAGCACATTTAGTAACATCGTCATTGGTAAATCCTGCCCAAATTCCTGCGCCACCGGTGATCTGTGCTGCTACCCAAGCTGCTACTTCTGCTTGAATGTAGCTTCTATTTTTTTCTAACAGTGTTCTAGCTGCTGGTCTTAGAGCACCTTTTAACACCTGCTCAGTGGCATAGCGCACTGTTCTAAAAGGCTTGTCTATTGTAGTGCCATAGCTTGGTGCAGGAGTATCAACACCTGTTTCAGACTGTACATAATAAATGTTATTTAGACGTCCAAAGAAATCCCACTCAGGCGCATTGCCTGCATCGTTAACTTTTAAAACCTGTCCTGCTTGACCAATTGGTAATCTAGTTGGGCCTGCGCCACCGTAGTAGACCAGGTCGCCCTGTGTTGTTAGATTGCCGGATTCGACGCCGCCTGACAGTAGATTCCAATATGTACCTAACACATCTTGATCTGGTCTATTTTGTACTACTATCTGATCTGAAGTGTGTTCTAATATACAAACGTATGTGTTTACACCATAGCGAACAGCATCTCCTAGATCATATAGTGTTGCATTAGCCCAGGCATTTTTCCACTCAAAGCCGTAGTTTAGTCTTTCCCAATAAAGAGCATTAGGAGGACGGTGGCCGGTGTGATCCTCTGTACATAGATAAGTGTAACCACCTAATCTTACTACATCGCCTACTTTGTATTCAAAATTAGAGCTGTCGTCGCCCCAGTCTCCCATAAATCTAAAGCCGGTAGTAAATAGGTCCCAATCTGCTGGACTCTCTGAAGGTTTTACTGCTCTGTTGTTGGTTACTGCCACATAGCTATAACCACCGTAGGTTACAAAGTCTCCGGGCTGATAGTGTACTCCAGCATCCCAGCTGTCTTCAAATTCTAGACCTTCAACAAACTGTGCCCATTTTGATTCGTCATCTGACAATCTAATCTGGCTAGTATGATATACTGTACAGATCCAAAGAGCACCACCGTACTTTACAACGTCGTTTATCTTGTAGCGAGTGTTTGACGCATGTGTGCCTTTGTATTCAACACCTTTGTGTAGATATTCCCAGTTGGATTGATCTGCTTCAAGGCCTAGGGCAGCGGTTGCGGCACTAGTATGTCCTTGTACGCAAACATATAGTGTTCCGCCATAGCGAACAATATCATTTAAACGATAGCGAGTTGATGTAGTCCATGTGTTTTGCCATACAAATCCTTCTGAAAAGGTATCCCACTTTGATAGATCTGCTTCAAGTCCTAGAGATTCTAACGAAGAACTAGTATGCTCTTCATTACAAAGATAAACTGTTCCGTTATATTTTACAAGATCATTAATTTTATATCTTGCGCTAGTATACCAATCACCCTTCCAATCTAAACCTTCGCAGAAAAGATCCCACTTATACTGATCTTCTTCAAGACCTAATTCATTAGATATTGCTGAGGTGTGTGCTGTGTTACAGATGTAAAGATAGCCGCCGTATTTTACAATATCATTTTCTTTATAGTATGTAACTGTAGTCCAGACGCCCTTCCATTCCTGTCCATCGGAAATTTTATTCCAATGTGTTTCAGCATCGGTAGGAAAATCTGTTGTGCTGGTGTGACCGGATACGCAAACATACGTATTACCGCCGTTACGAACAATGTCGTCTTTGTAATATACAGTCGAGGCAGTCCAATCGCTTTTCCATATAAAGCGTATTCTACCTAATTTAAACTCAGCCATCTAAGAACTCCATATTTTAGTTTATTTATCTTACTTTAACGGGGAGGTTGATCCATACCCGCTGCGAAGTACATCATTGCCAAATAATGTCCGTCTGCGCCCTTTGGTAAATTCATTTTTACTGGCACTCTAACAGGCAAGCCGCTAGTAGTAGTAATATTTTGACCAGAAATACGAACCTGTCCTGCTATCAATGCGTTAGTAACAGCATTAGAGCCGCCGCCTGTAATTCTTGACTCTAGATATTTGGCTATAGCTTTTTGCGTAGGAACTATATTATTAGAGTTAGCTGCAAACGTAATATCTTTAGAGAACTCTCTAATAACAACAGCACTGCCGCCAACTTGAATTCCGCCTAGACTAATTTCTGTTAGACCTGTTAGGTCAAAGTAACTAGCATTAACAGATACAATACCTGTGGCCTGTTCAACAGCAAAATATTCACCAACCCTGAAGTTACCATCCTGGTCAGTGGATGTGTAGAATACTCGTCCGCCACCTTTTTCTACTGTTTCGTTGAACGGTTGTGGTTCGTTTTCTGCTTCATAACCTACTAGATATAGATCAGGGTAATTAGTTTGTGGTTTATTACCTGTTCCAATATCTAAGAAGTCATGACCTGTTAATCTTATTTGACTGTACTTCTGTCTAATAATTAATCCGGTATCATGGTCTGGCGATTCAGCTCTGCCAATCGTTGGCGTAATAGTCAATCTTGCAGTTAGATTTGGCTCTGTTCCTGACAGATTTGAGACTATAGTTACTCTATAAACAACATCTCCAATACCATCAATTTCTAAGTTATCACCTGGTCCAGGTGCTCTAGATAAGTTTTTAACTACAATCTCATCACCTAATTGATAGATATCAGCATAGCCGTTACCGTTGATAGTTGCGCTTGATCTTATATAGCCTAGACCTCTATTTTTAAATAAAGGTTGTGCAAGAGCACCACTGTTTCTTCTAACTTGATAGGTTGCTTCAATTGTGTTTGAATTATCTATAATTGTAATTGTAGGAGTAGTTGAATATCCGCTGCCTGGTTCATATATTACAAAATTTTGTATTCTACTAGAGGCAACAATCGCTCTTACTACAGCTCTAGCACCGTGTTCTAGATATTTGAAACCAGATGTTCCGTTTCCTAAAATCCATGTTGGTTTATTGTTTACTACTGATACTGCATTTACAGTTATTGCAGCTCCTGTTCCTACTGATTTTAGGGTACTGTCTTCAAAAGCCACCGACCATGCTCTACCATCCTGAGAAGTAGCGATTCTATCATTTGAGCTATTTGTAGCTACGAATAAACCTCCATTATAGGAAACATGATTCCATGATACACTTAACGGAATTTCACCTTCATACCATGTTATACCATCAAAGCTATAAATTGAAACGGTACTGTCTCCAACAGCAACAAATCTTCCGTTGCCGTAGGTTACAGAACTCCATTGGATACCGATAGGTGCTGTATGAGTAGCTGAAGACCATGTTGCGCCATCATCGAGACTATACTTAAAAGTATTTCCTGTTGCAACAACAACATAACGACTATTACCGTAAGCTATATCAGATGCTTGTCCAAGACCGGTTGATCCTGCTGCACTCCAAGTAGAGCCTAGGTTAGTTGATTTTCTCACAGTAGCATCTGACGCTAGTGCTAACCAAGAAGTGTTTCCGTTATAAGCTGCTGATATCCAATTTTTATTAGCACCTAGTGTAACTTCTGTCCAGGAAGGGCTAGTATAAAGAGCCGCTGTATTACCAAGACCAGTAACAAACGCTAGATATCTATCAGTAGGTCCTGACTGAACTCTAGCCATAGCAGCCATGCCAACTGGTAGAGATTTCTGTGTCCATGATGAAGCATTGACATAGTGTTGTGCATAACCGTCTGTCTGTACAGCTACAAATAGATCAGCTCCGGTGTAAGGATTATCACCCTTACCGGCTATATCTGCTACAGTATTTGGCAAGGGTGAAACTGAGCTTAGTGTAAATGAAGGTGCAGCTATTTTAATTCTTGGTTCTATGCTATATCTTGTAGAGCTGTCTAGTGCAGTTTCAATAGGGTAGCCAGGATACAGCGTATCCCAACCCGCTCCGTCAGTACTTTCTCTACTAATAATAGCACGTTTGGTCACTGCATCATACGCTGTAATGTATCCGTACTGACCTATGCCCTTACCAGCAACAATAGTTAATCTTTGTCCTACATATAGTTGAGAAGTTCCTGTAGTATCAGCTGCTGCAAGTGTAATAGATGTTGAATCTCCTCCTTGAGCAGAGTTTAATAGATAAGTGTAATTTAAACCGCCAGCGATTGATGAATCTCCTGGATCGGTTAATCGTACCTCGCTTATAGCTTGCTGCCTAAACTCTTCAAATACAATATCATGTCCGTATCCAGAACCTGTAATAGTTGCTGTAGCTGATGTGTAGTTCTGGCCTGTGTGTGAATAGCCAAATGATAGAAGATTTGAACCATTATTTTCAACTATGTATACTTGAGCTTCGGTTGATCTATTATCTATTTTTGCTGTAATGAAATCTTCGGCCGGATTAAATCCTTCCGCTACTGATCCGTATAATCCGTAAGAGTTGTTGCCGTTAGTTCCTCTTAACTTGCCGCCTTCAGTTGCTAGATAACCTATATGACAGAAGTATGTAAACACTGAAACAAGTTCTGATAATCCGTCAGCAGTGGCCCAATAGCCTATACCGTCACTTAATACTTGTGTAAAATCATTAGCAACAATAGATTTATTTCCGCCATCATGAAGATTTCCGTCAATCTTCATACCAACACAACCAGTACCAAATGTGGTTACGTTTTGAACATAAGGTGAACGAGTGGTAATCCAAACTGATGTATCAGTGCCGCCTGCGCCTGGATCAAGACTTACATAAGCACCTGCTGTTGGTCTTCTAGTGCCAAATTCATTTGGTGTTCCTAGTGTTCCTGAAAGACCTTGTAAGGTCATATTTCTAATACCCGACCCGTTACGAACATAGAACATATTATTTTGTTCATATGATGCGACAGGAGCTACTACAGTGCTTCTTAGTTCGTCGCCTACTAGTGCAACATTAGCAGGAATACTGATAGGTATTTGTTCTTCATAGTATCCTGTTTTAATAAAAATTGTTGCTGGCGCTCTAGCAGCTTCATTTTCTAAAATATAATTACAAGCATACTTAATAGTTCTGAATGGTGCTGCTAGCGTAAGGCCAAATCCTTCATCGTCAACACCTTCGGGTGCAACATAATAAACTTTGGGAGATCTAAAGAAATCTTCCCATGTGGTAGAACCTGCAACAGATTTAAGAACATTACCAGGAGTACCGATTGGTAATCTTACAGTGTCTACGCCGTCGTGTGTTCTTAGGTCACCCCTGTATACCAAAACGTTAGTTGGTGCACCTTCAAGGAAAGTTACCCAATAGGTAGCATTTGGTGGTCGTGTTACAGTTGACTGATCAGAATCGTGTCTAGCTATACAAGCAAATGCTGTACCTTCATACAATACAACATCACCTAAACTATAAACAGTATTTTCAAGCCATTCGCCACGATATTTTTTACCAGGAACTAGTAATTGCCATTTAGGTTCTGTATCAGGATGACTTAGTACAACATCCAGTGTTGCAAGATACAAATAACCATTAAGGGTTACAACATCACCAGGTAAGTATTGTACAGTACTGCTCCATTCTCCTTGGAATATATAACCTTGTTTTAAAATTTCCCAGTTGCCTTGATCCTGTGCTAGTATGCTTGCGCTAGGTGTTTGTCCTATGTTTGTAGTTAGAGCTGTATAGGTATAACCACGATACTTAACAATATCACCTTTCTGATACTCTGTGCTAGAATCCCATTCTTGTTCATAAAACAAACCTGGCAACCAAACTTGCCAATTAACTTCGTCAGCTAATAGTGTTTCGCTGTCTGAAGTGTGATCGTCAACGCAGATGAATAGTGATGCACCATACTTAACAATGTCATTAACTTTATATCTGGTAGAAGCTGTCCAGTTAAATTTATATTCAATGCCGCTGATTACTATTTCCCAGTCGGCACTGTTTGCTTCCAGTCCTAGAGTAACTGTAGCAGCACTGGTATGGCCGTTTAAACATCTATAAACTCTGCCGCCATACTTAACAATGTCTGCTGTTCGATATCTATAACTTGTAGTCCAATCACCTAACCACGAATCTGATTTAGTTACGATAGTCCATTTAAGTTGATCGTTTTCAAGGCCAAGTGCTGCTGTGGCTGCTGATCTGTGCTTAGTATTACAGATATATAGATAGCCATTATATCTTACAATGTCACCTAGATTATAATAGGTTAATGCGTTCCAATTATAAGTCCAGTTATATGTTGTGGCTAGAATTTCCCACTTCTCAATATCATGAGGTAAGCCTAGTGCTTCAACAATAACAGAAGTGTGTTCTTGTATACATCTATAAATGTAACCATAATACTTAACAATATCATTGTGTGTATAGTATGTATTGTTATCCCAATCGCCTCTCCACACTCCGCCATCAAACATTTTCTCCCATTTAGGATCAACTGTAGAATCAGGTGGATCTAAATCGTCAATAAAGACTGTGCTTGATGTATGTCCAATTAAACATACATAGGCATTACCTTTATAATAGACTATATCGTCTTTAATATAAGTCGTTAGACCGGCCCAGGTATTTTTCCAACGAAATCGTATTCTGTCAATATTAAAATCTGCCATATTATGATCCTAAGCCGTCTGAAGATGAGTTATCATCGTATGTATATGCTGCATTAATTCTTGCAACTAATTCTCCTTCATCATTTACATAATAAAGTATATTTCTATCATCCCATCTAAACTGTTCGTAATTTAAATTTTGATAAACCAGATTGTGATAGGTATTTCTACCTTCAAAAAAGTCTTGCCCTTCTTGATAGTTAGGAAAGTTTTCAACAGGGTCGCCAGGATTATTAATAGTTAATGTATCAGTTTTCTTTAACTGATCAACTTTCCCTAAAAATAATTCACCTTGATCTGTTCTACGCAGTCCATAGAAAAATCTATTTTGAACTGCTGAATAAATTTGATCTGGAGTAAAACCTATGTAATTTGATGACATAACTATTCCTTAAACAATATCCACATAACTGATTACAGCATCTAGTGATTCGTCAACATCTGCAACTAGATACATTTGATTTGATGGTGCTAAAATTAATTTTTCACCTGCACTGAGAGCTCTTAAACTTGTATTAGGAGGTACTAATACGTCTTTCAAATAGTATCCTTGTACACTGGTATCGTCGTTAATCAGAACACTTGCATACACTGGAAATTCTGTAAGATTAGCCAAGCTCAATCCAATAACAGTAGAACGTGTACCTGCATTTGTTTCGATAGCTAGCACAGGAGCTAATCCTACTTCTTTGATTACTTTATTTTTAAACGTTGTTGCCATCTTTTATCCTAGTGTCAATATGTATTCAATCGCTAAATTTTCTGCTGCATTATATGTAATAGCACCCGAACTACCTGCTACTGATACCCAACTTGAGCCGTCATATATTTCTAAGTAGTTCTGGTTAGTGTTATATCTCATCATACCTAGTTCTCTATAAGGAGGAATAGGTCTTTGAGTATCTAAACCAACTGGTACAACAAAACCGTTAGTACCATCAATTTTAAAATATCCAGAACCACTGTTTCTAAAATAAGTTATACCATTAGTGGTTGTATTAGTAATTGAGGAATCTTTAAATGATAGTTCATCAATTACTATTGATCCAACACCGTTAGCATTTAACACTAAGTTTTGATTAGTAGTTATTGTACTTATCACATTGTCATCTATAGCAATATCATCTACTTCTATTCTATTTGATCTAAATCTAGTAGTTGTCATATCAGCTACTAAATTACCGTTAGCATAAAATCTAATAGTATTGTCGTTTGCCCCAGGTGTTAATTCTGCTGTAATATAAGTATTTAGATCTAGATCATAAACACCGTTTAGTGCTCTCCAATTTCCGTCGTAACCTTCAAACAGATTAGTTTGGGTGTTAAAACGAATCATACCAACAGTTGGAGTACCTGGGCGTTGTGCTGTGGTTCCTGTAGGTAAATTAAATGCGCCAGTTGCATCTAATCTTATAGTACCACTAGCAGCATCAAGTATAATATCACCTGTGGTGCTTGAAATTGTATTACCGCTGATTCTTAAATTACCAGTATCTATATATTCACCAGTAATATTAGTTGTGCTAGAACCTGTAGTGATAGATATACCAGTACTGGTTTCAATATTAAATGTTGCACTGGTAAAATTAACTGTTCCTGTTTGCTGGTCTACATAGAACAAATCACCTACTCTAAAATCACCGTCATGATCAACAGAACTATATCTTATTCTTGCATTGTTTAATTCTACAACTTCATTGGCTTGAATTACTGTTAGAGGATCGTTTGATGTATTTTTACCGTTGCCAATGTATGCAAAGTTTTGGCTAATTAGATACATCAACACGCCGGGACCGTTGCCATAAGCACCGTAGTTGCCATAAACGCAAGCACTAGCGATAGAACGTACTTCTCCGCCAAAGTCTGTAAAATCAGCTAGCGTAATTGCAGTAGCAGTTGCGCCGCCGCTGAATCTAATATCCTGTGCTTGTTGTGCATCATCAACAATAGATACAGAACTGTCTGTACCATTAAAATGTAATAGTAGAACTGTGTACTGATCGCTTAGATACTGTGAAGTAGGAACAATAAAATTACTAGAGCTACGACCTGCACCTTTTGATATTCTTACTTCGTCGATGCGACCTGCAAATGCAAAGCTACCGTTTGGATCTGCTCCTATTCGTAGAGGGCGGGCCGCATAATTGTTAGAATCAACGTAAGTAGAACCGACTTGTGTTCCGTTTACAAATGCTCTTGTATTTCCGCTTACTCTTGACAATCTTACATGAGTCCATGTATTAATAGGTACAGTACCTACAGGCCCAATTCTAAAATTAAAATTGTAATAGAAGTAGAGTTGATTGGCATCAGTTATACCTAATATAATACCTCCGCCGTCTCCGGGGCTTGTTGTTCTTAAATCAAAGATAGTTCTATAAACGCCCGTTGTAGTTGGATATACCCATGCTTCTAAGCAAAAATCGCCTGTGCCAAATCCAAAATCAGCATGGGATGGGTAGGAAATATAATCTCCTGTTCCGTCAAGTTCTAAACTTGCTGTACCAAATTTTTTAAGAGAAGTATCTAATCTAGCTTCGTTAGCAATGGTTGCTGTTTTACCAACTCGTTCAAGATAAGTTTCAAATCCTGACTGCTTACCACTTACATAAAATTTACCGTCAGCATCCTTGCTTGAGATAGTGCCTGTTGCTAGTACCGTAACACCGTCAGTATCATAATAGGTTACAGTTTGACCTGAACTAAAAGTTCCTGTTACATTGTCAACTCGCAGTGCTGTTTTACCTGCACCTTGCAATCCACTAGCACCGTCGAATGCATACATACCTCTATTAGCAAAATATGTAAAACAGTTGAGCCATTCAACTCTTGCTCCGTTGGTAATTACTAGGGCGTCTACACCCGGTGTAATAAAAGTTACTGAATGAAATAAACAGCTTGCTTCGCGTGAGCTTACGCTAGCTACAGCGCCATCAATATATGCGCCTTTACCTGCATCACCTGCTGCAAATCCTCTTGGATCAGAGCCACTAGTTACAGAACCTGCTGTAATAACTGAAACGTTTCTAATATAAGGAGAACGACTAGTAACTGTAAATCCTGGTGCAAATTTAAATGCGTAACCTGTGAAGAAATCTTTTACAGTTATGTCTTCAACTGTTACTTCACCATTAAGCAAGAACGCATCGTTATTTTTAGTAGCAAGACTAGGCTTAATATTAACGCTTCGTAGGCTGTGTCCTTTTACAGTTACGCCTGCTGGAACAGTTAGCGGAAATGTTTCTGTGTAAGTACCTGGATAGATATGTACAGTATCTCCAGCAGTTGCTACTGTGAGCGCATGTGTAAGAGAAGCAAAAGGATCATTTTGATGTGTTCCCGTTTGTGAGTCGCTACCGTTTTCTGCAACATAATAAATGTTACCCTGTCTTAAAGAAAGTGTAACACCGTCAACAGTTAAATTAGGAGTGCTGATTGTTGCAGTATCAGCATAGATATTGTCTACATAGATGTTTCTCCATTGCTTGCCGCCTGTATTAGGATTAGATCCTAGGTCGTAGGTGTTAGTAGCATCTGGAATAATATTGGATATAATTTCCGCATTAAATGTAACAGCATCAGTGTCTTGATTACCAATAGTAATATTACCGTCAGCTGTAATGGATCCTGTAGCAACTATATTTCCATAGACATTTGTATTTGCAAATATTTCTACGGTACCGGTTCCGTTTGGACGAAACTCTAAGTTCTCGTTAGTTACGTTTGTGCTGATAACATTGTTTTCAACGCTAATGCTATCGACAGTTAATTTGTTTTGATATACAACAGTATCCGCCGTACCTAGTTCTAGTGTAGGCTGTGTTGTACTGATTGTGTTTCCTGTAAATGTTATATCCGCAATATTAGCAAGTGTGCTAACATCTAATCCATTGCTTCTAATTGTGCCATTTACATCTAGATCGTATTGAGGGGTAGCGGTATTAATACCGATACGGCTGTCATTAACATTCAGATATAATAGATCAGTCTCAAAGGCCAGATCTACCCCCTCACGAAGGAGGTTAGCCTTCAAGAGCGGACCACTAATACGACCAATAGCCATCTCTTCTCCTCAATACGGGGATCCTGTCCCTCCAACCAAATTCTCATCCTCACGGCTCTTTGCTGGTTGACCACAGTTTGACCCTGCAAAAGTTGGTCGCTTCTGCATTAGTAGTATTTATCGTTTTTTGGATTTAACCTAAGACAAGGGTGTAAATATCAAGAATTTCGCCCATGATCTCAGCAGTAACGGTTTCGCCTTCGCCTGCTGCTCGCTGCCATTCTACACCGTTCCAAGTTTCTAGATAATCTCTATCGGTGTTCCAGCGAGTGGTTCCTGTAGGAGGGCTTAGAGGACGTTCTAGATCTGTACCAGAGGGTACAACCATGCCTCTGACATTGTCAAACTTTAAGTAACCCTGACCATTATTAACTACTGTAAGATCGTTATTGCTAACGTTATCAACTACACCGTCGATAAATGTTAAGTCATCAAAATAGACTCTACCTAAACCGTCCGGACTTAATTCTAAGTTAGAATTGCTTACATTTGTAGTAATTAAATTACTGTCTATTAAAATGTCCCCTGTAGTAATACCTATAAATTGCATCATACCGGGAACTAATCTTCCAGTCTGTATATTGTTAACTGTAAAACTTACGGAACTAGGAGCAGTTGACCTAACTCGTGTATTTCTGTCGTCGCTAAAAACTCCGTTAAAAGCAACATTGGCAGAACTAAACCCTTCGAATAAATTTGTAGAAGTATTATAACGAATATCTGACTGCTCAGATATCCTCTGTGCAGTAGTTCCTCTAGGAAGAATTATATTAGAATTGCTGGATACATTTAAGTAACCGGCAGGACTCCAAATTAGATCTCCGCTAACAGTTCGAACAGTATTTCCACTAATTCGTATATTTCCTGTATCAATTCTCTCTCCGTCAATATAGGTAATTTCACCACCGGTGTTTATTACTATTGCGCTAACACCGCTGAAGTCAATATTGTTAGCATTTATGCTGGTTTCACCTGTATCAAAATCTACATAAAATATGTTACCAACTCTAAATGTTCCTCTAGCATCAGTAGAAACGTAATAGATCTTTCCATTGTTGAGTTCTACAGCTTCTTGGTCCCTCAGTGTAAGTGTTGAATCGTTGCTTGAATCTGTACCTGCGCCTGTATATGCAAAATTATGTCCTATTAGATACATCAGAGTATCGGTACCGTCTGCTACAGCGCCGTAATTACCGTACACACAAGCTGAACCAATTGAACGTATTTCTGCTCCAAACACTGTACCTAGGTTAGCAAATCCTGCTGATCCTTGCAGTGCGTATAACCCTCTGTTAGCAAAGTAGGTAAATGAGTTGAGCCATTCTACACGCACACCGTTAGTCATAGTAATACAGTCAACACCTGGTGTGATAAATGTAGCACTATGAAACAGCATACTTGCTTGTGTGCTGGCGCTGTTTAACTCGCTTCCGTCAATCCAGGCTCCGTGTCCTGCTACACCTGCATCGTTATTAGTAATAACACTTACATTTCTTACATACGGGCTACGATCATTAATAACAGCGCCCGGTGCAAATCTAAATGCATATCCAGTATTACTTCCGCTGTCAAATGTAAAATCTCTAACAGTAATATTTTCAACTATTGTGTTTTGATTTAAATGAAATATATCTTCGCCTTGACTAGCTGTGTTAGGACGCACAACAGTATTTCTTATATCTTCACCTGTAATAGTTGTATTTTGTGGAACTATTAATGGAGTAGTTTCTTCGTATTCTCCTGGATAGATATGTATTGTAGTAGGGCCTGCTGTGCTGCCATCTGCTACTGCTAGAGCATGCGCAATAGTTCTAAATGGTCCGTTAGGATGGTCACCTACGTTAGTGTCATTTCCGTTTACTGCAACATAAAATATATTACCCTGTCTTTGAGCTAGGCTAGTATCTTCTACAACTACTACATTTGCAGCAAGTAAATTACCTTCAATTGAACCTGCATACATAGTTCTCCAATGTTTTGCAGATGATCCTAAATCATAGCTGTCTGTAGAGTCAGGTATTAAATGACTGTTAACGTCTGCGTTAAAATCTACGCTGTCTGTATCGTCATTGCCTAGAGTTAAATTTCCGCCAAAAGTAATATTTCCCGTAGCGTGTAAACTACCTGTTACGTTTGTGTTTGCATGGATATCTAGTGTACCTGTGCCGTCAGGTCTTATTTCTAAATTTGTGTTTGGTGTAGTAGTACTAACAGTATTAAAGTCTATTTTAATATTGTCTGTGCTTAGTGAAGATAGTTGAATTTGATTTGCAGCATTGAGATACATGTTGCCGGGAGCAACATTTATTTCACTGTTTTGAATAGTAAAATTTGCAACAGTAAGATAGGTATCCTGTAGTAGAGTATCGCCTGCAATAGTACCTGCTACTTCTAAATCGCTAGCAGGACTTTCAGTATTAACACCTATTCTAGCTGTGTTTACTTTTAACTGTAGTAGGGCAGTGTCTAATGTTTCGTTTTTAAAATTTAAGTCAACGCCATTTCTTACAAGATTATCCTGTAAGACTCCACCGCTGATTCTACCTACTTGCCCTGCCATTTAGGTCTCCTTTGACAGTAGTATTTATTTGTCAAAGTTATGAATAACAGTTACGTCTTTTCCGAAAGGTACTGCTGTACCAAATTGAATATACCAACCGTTTGCTTTGCCGGGTGGGTTTTGTACTAGTGTATAGTTTGTTCCAGGAATTTGATAAACGTTTTCAACAAATACTAAAATGTTTCTTGCTGATGCAGGTATAGGATAATCTGCATCACCAGAATTTAATATACCAAATACTGTTTCAACAGCATCACCTGGGCCAAATGTTTGTTGTACAATACCAGGATTACGATTAGGTTCTTTAAATCTTACTTTTCTCCAAGCACCGTCTTGATATGCTTCTACTTCGTCTGTTGTAGTGTTGTAGCGCACATGTCCATCTGTAGGATAAAATGGACGCTCGCTAGTAATACCTCTAGGAATTCTAATAGAATTTTTAGAATCCATGATTACTTGATCGTTAGTGTCAAAGTGAACACCCTTGCCTGAAAGGCTTCTCATATTAGTACTTTGACGCTTTAGAAATCTCATATTATACTTCCAAATAACTTACAGTTGCAGATAGGTTTGTTGGCGACTCGCCTAGTAAAACTATTTTATCACCTTCTTCTAGAATAATCTTTTCTGAATCAAAAGTAAATGTTTCACCAGCAGGAAGAATTAAATTTCTAACTACCATGTTAACATTTCCTTTAGCTTGTCCGTCCGGAACAAAATGTAAGTCAAAGTTTGTTTGACCGTCTTCTTCATGTCCAGGATTAGGCGTCCAAGTGTTGCATACTAGAATTGTTGTGATAGCATATCTTTTGCCAGCAGGAACTACTAGTAGTTCTGTATCTGTATTTGTTATTAATGCATTTGCTATTGCCATCTTGTTTGTCCTTAAAATATCATACTATAAATTAGAGATCTATTATTACTTATAATTTCATCTCTTCTTGATTCAGCATTGACGAAAAACAAACCAGTGCCACCAGTAGACTCATTCTTAATATAAAGTTTTAACCCGTCGGTTGGTACTATCGGAGAAACTGATACATCGTCTGGACTAGGCAGTGCATTTATTTGCAATGTATCATCAATTACTACATGTCCTGTACCGGGTGCTGTTAAAATTAAATCTGCATTAGAAGCTGTAGTTTCAATTTTTGTACCAATAATTCTAATATCACCTAACTCAAATCTATCAGCATAAATGTTAGCAACTACGCTGCTGTCAATTGCAATTTCAATTCTACTAGGTGTGCCAGTAACTTCACTATCAAGTGCTTTTACAGTAGTCGGATCAATTGTACCGCTACCAATCTGTGTTAGCAATATACTTGCAAATGCTGTAGTTATAGCATCGTCTACATACTTTTTATTTGTGATGTGATCATCGTCTGTAACATTTAGTTCATAATTACTAGTGCCAGTGACGCTAATAACTCCAACGCCTGCATTGATCAAATAAAGATCGCCGCCACCGGTGCTGATACTGTTTGTTCTTATACCTACTAAGCTGCCGGCTTCATTTTTAAAATGAAATCCTCCTGTTTTAGTAGTTTCAGTTATAGGATCTCGCCAAGTTACATTTTCATCAAAAAGGAAATAACCATCTGATAAAGATCCTCTATCAAATCTTATACCAGCTGTATCTAATGTAATTCCTGCACCAGTTTCGCCTGCATTAAGAACAATGATATTGTCCTTAACAGTCATGTTTTCTGAATTTACAGTAGTAGTGTTTCCTTCAACAACTAGATCACCTGTAATACGTACAGTTCCTTGTTCAGGACCTGTGTTTAAAATAATCTGGCCGCCAGGCTGCACTGATATTTTATAACTACCGTTGGATACATTAAGATACTTTGACATTCGTTATTCCTATAATGTAAGGGGATTGCTCCCCTTACTATTAGATAGCTGTTAAACGCATTACAGTTTCTGTTGAGTCGTTCTCAATTGTCCACTTGTATCTTACGTTATTGAAATCTCTACAAGTACGGTTGAATAACTTTTTAATACGTACTTGTGTGCCACCTGTACCAACGATAGTACCTTGTATTGACATTTCATTAGCAGCTAATGAACCAACAGCTTTATCAACTAGTGTGCAGATACCAACATTACCTGTACCTGCGCCGCCAGGAGTAACTGCTGTACCTGTCTTAGTATCGTTTACTAAGAACTTGTTTGAGCTACGCTGTCTTAGAATATAGCTTGAAGCAGAAGCAGAGTTGCTGCCTACTTTAGCATTTACTGTGATGTTGAAAAATGTTTCGTTTGAAGCTGGTGCGTAGCGTGTATCATCTGCATCTGCTAACCAACCAAAAAATTTCTTGTTTACTGGACGTCCCATTTGTTTTCTCCTTTATGTTGACGTTCTAGGTCTACGCTGTGGGTTACAGCATAAGTCTTAGACAATGTATTTATCATTAAAGCATTTAGTCAAAGAAATAGGGCCTTTCGGCCCTATTTCAATTTGCTTACCTAAGCAATTACTATTATCTGAAGCTTACGCTTGAAGAAGTAATAGCAACGTTTGCTAGGTAGTCTGCTGCGTTACCAAGTGACGAAGCTGTGTTGGTTAGTTCAACATAACCATAACGTGTCATAAAGCTGACAGTTGGTTCGAATGTTGATGGATCTAGTACAACACCGCTGCTCATCAATGGAATGTATGGGCAGTAGAATGCTGGAGCATCAGCTTCTGAAGTTCCCTTGTAACCAACGATAACGTTAGCATTGTCAGCAGCATAAGTGTTGACATATACCTTCATTGCGTTGTTTAGGGTACCAACTAGCTTAGTGTTAGTTGGAGCTTCAAATGTACCTTCTGTGGTACGTGCAAAAGCTGAGGTTGTTGCGCTCTGTAGAATTGTTAGTGCGAATGG